TGAAGTCGGTAAGTGTAGATCTCACTATTCAAATTAACAAAAAAAAAAAAACTTTTAATTTGTTTGAGGATATATTTACCAATACTTTAACAGGGAATATGAGTATTGGTGATACTGGAAATTTGATTTCCAATTTTCCTATTGTTGGGCATGAAGAAGTGCATATAACTATGGGAACACCTAACATAGAGAGGGCTCAAATAAAGAAATTCAGAATTTATAAAGTTACAGGTGTCAATAGCCCGAATATAGGCATGAGAAGGTACAATATACATTTGCTATCTGATGAATTTTTTATGAACTTAAAGGGTGCAGTCAGTCGATCATTTCCAAAAAGTACTACATCAACTATTGCCGAAAAGATATTTAGAACAGACTTGGAATCAGATAAGAACCTTGACATCGAAGAAACTCAAAATGTTTATGATATAGTGATACCCAATTGGAAACCTTTTGATGCTATGAATTGGTTAGCAAAGAGATCTATGGCAGAACATAGAGATGGGGCCAATTATATGTTTTATGAAACTAGAGATGGGTTTCATTTCAGGTCTTTGGAATCATTGGTAGAGGAAGAAAGTGTTGGTGTCTATAGACGACGACCATCAGATGTTGCTGAAGGAAATCCCGATGAAGAACAATATAGAAATGTGAATCAGATAGAGATTGTTAATGCTTTTGATATGGTGGCCAATATACCTAATGGAATGTATGCTAATAGGTTAGTTATTCATGATATGATAAACAGAAAAACAGAAACGTTGGATTATGATTATGGTAAAGAATATTCCAAGATGACACACGTAGAGGATAATAAGAAAACTAATAAATGGAGATTATCAGATACTCAAAATATGAGTGGGCAGGGATCGAGTATGATGGTACATGAAACTGCTGATGAATTAACTTCCAGCCCATTAAGCAAACAAACTCTGGTTAGTCGGTTCAATGATACCAATACTTATTACGAAAAGACGTTGCAGAATAGAATTTCACAGATGCAACAATTAAATAACATAAAACTAAATATTACCATATCGGGTGACACTACTAGAAAAGTTGGTGATGTATTGGATTTAGAATTACCATCAGTTGAACCAGTTATAGATGGTACGGTTCCAATGGATAAATTATACAATGGAAGATATTTGGTTACAGCGTTACGACATAAAATAGACAATGCCAGCCATCTGATGGTGATGGAAGTTGTCAAAGATTCATATTTCAGTTCATTACCGACAGAATAGGAGATTAATATGTTATCGAGAGAATTTTCAAAGTTGGTGGAAACATCAGCAGATGTGCTGTTGGATAGATCACAGCATTTCAAAACAACAATGGATTTAGTGATTGCCCATATGAATGGGAATCAGGAACAGATTGACGAAAAGTTGATTCAGTTCAATCAGGGTAAAAAGTACGGGCAAGCAGTTTTTCTTGCTGGTGGTGCTGGTTCTGGTAAGGGATTTGCCACCAAGAATTTCATGGAAGGTGAAAAATTTAAGATCAGAGATGTTGATGAATGGAAAAAGGCATTTATGGCCATTTCTAGGATTCAAAAAGATTCAACTGATTGGGAAGGAAATATAAATCCAAAATATATGGATAAAAAAGGTAGGTTGTTGGGTGATCTGGATTTGAAAAATCCAGAGCATGTTTTTGCACTTCATATGGCAGTCAAGAAGATTGGGGTTAAGGATAAGAGTTTGAAATTGCTATTACAAGATCTCAATAAGAGACACTTGCCTAATATCCTATTTGACATCACACTTAAAGAAACCGAAGATATTACAGAAGTTATACCCAAACTTACGGGTGTCGGATACGAAGCAAGGAACATTCATTTGGTGTGGGTACTGGCCAACTACCATGTAGCAGTTAAGGCAAATGCAGAACGTGAAAGGGTTGTTCCTGATGATATACTTTTGCAAACTCATGAAGGAGCTGCGAATACCATGTATGGTTTAATCAAGAGCAAGGGTGTTCCTAGTCTTGGTGGTGGAGTTCATGTTATTTTGGCAAATCGAGAAAATACGATATTTTGGGAAAGACCAGATGGAACTAAGACCAGTACAATAAAAGACTTTACTTATCTTACCTTAAAACCAGAAGGTAAAGGTTGGAACGATCAGGGTGAAGTTAATCAACAGGTATTGGATTGGATTAAGGATAATGTACCAAGAAGTGATGCCACCAAGGGGTTGTGGAGCAATCCACCGAAAGTGGTAGGTATTGATTACCCAAAAGACAAAGATGATGTTGGTGATATGGAAACAACAAGGGGAGATTGGCAACGTGGACAAAACTAAAAAAACACTAACGGCAAAGGAATTTGATAAGAAATATCCACACTTGAAAGACCATGCCGATTATAAAAGGTATGATCGTCGCAAGAAGTTATCTACAACTGGTTATATAGCCAACAGAAAAAGGGGTAGGAAAAATAGTAAATGAATCCTACTTTCGTCTGGTGGAAGGGGAAGGTTGAAGATCGGAAAGATCCATTAAAGTTGGGCAGATGTAAGGTACGTATACTTGGATACCATACAGATGACAAATCGGAAATTCCGACAGAAGATCTACCCTTTGCCTATCCAGCAATGCCTATTAATACTAGACCGAGTGATTCACCTATTGGCCCTGTAGAGGGTACGTGGGTGATGGGGTTCTTTGCCGATGGTGAAAATGCACAGCAGCCGATAATGACACATGTTATTGATGCTGGATATAAAACATCGGATGACCCAACGATTACACCAGAACCTAAATGGGGTAAATCAAAAATACCTGTGGGTGAAGTGAACACCAATCGGTTGGCAAGGGGTGAAACAGGTGATACATATGTTAGTAATTATGAATCGGTAGGATCTATTGCTGTGGCAGGGGCATTAAACCAACCTTGGTCAGATCCAACTTTGAGTCATGGTGCAGAATATCCATATAATAAAGTTGAAGAAAGTCAGTCGGGTCATGTTCATGAGATAGATGATACACCAAATAATGCCAGAATAGCAGTTGTTCATAAAGATGGTACACTTGATGTGATGAAAGAAGGTGGTGATAGGGTAGCAAAAGTTATGGGTAGTAATTATTCTATTACGGTTGATAACAATAATATTTATGCTAAAGGTAGTGTAAATATAACTGCCGATTCCGATGTCAATATTAAAGGTAGAATTTTGAGATTGGAAGGACAGCAAGTGCGAATTAAAGGTGATTTGGGTGTGTTAATAGAATCACCTGTTGGAGCATTTGTATCAGCACCATTTTTGAGTACAGATCCTAAGATGGGTGGTGCAATAATGCATGGAGCAACGGGTTCACCTTTTGTGGCCCCAGCAGGGATACCACCAGATTCGATGATGATAGATTTGCCTAGTTCCCAAAGTGGTTCTGGTTTTGTTCGGGAAAGTCCACCAGTTAATCCATTGGCATTATTAAAGGCAACTATTTTAGGTGGATTTAGAGCAAAGAAAACTATGTTTTTAGGCCCCGCTGAATGTGGTACAGACATGCTTGATGGATTGAAAGCAAATTTTAATCCTTTAGACTTGTTGAAGTTACTAACCAAGATATTTAATTTAGTGGGTAAAAATACATCACAAACGATCAGTACTGATTCCACAGTTGGGGAAGAATATGCCAATATGAAAAGGGAATCGGATAAGGAATTGATTACACAGAAGATAGCAACGGACGAAGAACTTGTGAAATTATTGGAATCGGAGGGTGGAAGTTTTTCAGTTGTTGATGATGCTGGTAATACACATTCGGTTTCATCATTGGATGATGCTATAACGTTGGTGGAAGAAGGGAAGGTATTAACATATTTCAAAGATGATAAACTACCATCGGAATCAGTTGTTACTACAACTACAACAACAGAGAAGGTAACACCAAAAATGACAAATTGTTGTGATACATGTGGAGAGGTAACTTGCGTATGCACCAGTTAATGAATTTATTAAAAATACAAGATATAGTAGATGTTGAGGTGATTTCTGCACTGAAAACCCTAGTCGATAAAAAGATTATCGAATTTGATGCAGAATCTAAGGCAATTGTTATCAATATGGATGTGATGTTTAAGATCAAGGGGAATTTACAGATAGATTGTGATAAACATGTCATTCTAAATAGTGGAAAGGTTGAGGATACGAAACTTAATGAACCATATTCAATTTGGTTGAATCCAGTGACAAATGATAAAGGTGATCTGGTTGTAGATGATACTAACTATATAGAACAGAGTGATACTGAATGGCCACAAATACCCTAGAATTTACACTCAAGGATGGATCTACACAGATCCTCGATCTTTCTGTTTTGGCAAATATTTTATACATAGATTTGGTTATGGCAGATGGTACTGTACTGAAAGTGCCATTGAGATTCTTGGAGTTGAGTACAGGTGAATCTGCATCATTATCAGAAATATTAACGGCACTTATCACTGCCAACATGAATAACGATAATGTTATTCGTGAGATGGGATACCGAATTCATGATGCCATAATTGCACCTTACTATGCAGATGATCGAGCATTAGAGAAGTTAAAGTTTACCAAGACCATAGAGTATAATATACGTGGAAGATCAGATGAAATTATTGAGATGGTTAAAGGTGAATTACCCAAAGGTATATCATTAGTAAAGTCTGGTGATACATACAAGATAGAAGGATATGCTAGTGATGAAAATCTAGCAGACTACAGTTCGGAGTATGATTTTGATAGTTTGGATGGTCTATCTGCACTTGAGGATAAATACAAATATAGGCAATTGGAATTTTTGAATATAAGGCAAATTAGTGGAAGTTCTTTTGAGGTTGGAGATATTATAGTTGAAGAAGAAACAGGTGATGTAGCAACTATAAGTGAGATTGAAACGTATATGATTGGTTCGGAAGAAAGGACTAAATTTTTGGTGAGGGAATTTTCATCAGAAACTACAGTTGAATATAGTGGGCATGAATTTCCTGATATGTTTAGTTATTATAGTGGTCGGGTTATGTTCGATCTTAATATGATACCAGCACTAGATGCGAAATGGAAAGGGTATTTAAAATTATCAAATGATAGTAACAAAAGAGTTAGTTTTGATGATGTAGCCCAAACATTACCTACGAGTGTGTCATCATTACATGAGAAATCTTTTGATTTCACTTTGGGTATGCGTACACCAGAATCAAACGAATATACGGATACTAATGATTACACTCTAAAGGTTAGGCAGAATTTTGATAGTGTTAGGGATAAGGCAATTCCACCAGTTGAATTGCCAGTACAGAAAGAATTTGATGCAGATACAGGTGATGCATATGTTTATTATATGGGGGATACACCGAAATTTGTTCCAGCGGCAACTTGGTATTTGCCATTTACTAAAAATGATAAGACATCTGCTAATATATCAATCACATTTGGACAGTTAAATTACACACAAACAACAATTGATGCCAGACATGGGTTTTTTGTTCGATCCAATACAGGAACATTGCAAGAAATGGAGTTACTATCATGACGACTAGACCGATTGCTGTATGGGGAAATATGGATTCTGGGCATGGCCCATTTCCACCGACACCAGCAATACTTCCAGTTGCACCAGGCGGCACAACAACAAAAACACCACAAAACCCATATTCGGCATCTGGGAATGTAAAGGTTGGGTGTGTACATAAAAATGTGGGGGTACACAGACAGTTTGATGTCAGAATACCACATATCAGTGTATCTTCACCATTTCCACCAGAATTGTTTACTAATGCAGGGGCGTATAATGGTGGTTTGATGCCATATACCAAGAATGGTAGTAAAACGGTTAAGACGAATGGGGTCGAAACTGCCAGAGTGGGATCACCCGTTATTTGTTCGTCTAAAATTCTGTCGGGTATAAAAACAGTCATGATCGGAGAATGATATGAACTATTCAGTTACAGAAAAGAATACCACTAGATTTCAGAACAGGCAATTTGTAGATCTGGATTTGAATTTTAAAAGAAATCCGATTACTAATGATGTTGTATCTAAAAAGGGCCAGAATGCAATAAAACAGAGTATAAAGAATTTAGTCTTAACTCGGATTGGTGAGAAATTGTTCAATCCAATTGTTGGATCATATGTCTACAATTTGTTGTTTGATAATATTGTACCAGAGACTACCATTGCATTACAAACCAGCATTGAAGATGTTATAAATACTTACGAACCAAGAGCATTGGTCAATCATGTAATGGTTGATCCAGATCCAGATAACAACGGATATTTAATTACATTAATCGTATCCTTTGTCAATTCACCAGAACCAACAGCAGTAGAATTCTTTTTAGAACGGTTGAGATAATATGCAAAATAGTAAATTACGAATCACCGAATTAGATTTTGACAAGATCAAAACCAACATAGTTGATTTCATGAAGAAACAGTCTGAATTTTCAGACTATGATTTTGAAGGTGCTGGTTTATCCGTCTTGACCGATGTTCTTGCCTACAACACACATTATATGTCTTATTATTTGAATATGGTTGCTAATGAAATGTTTTTGGATAGTGTTTCGCAACGTTCATCGGCAGTATCCATAGCAAAACATTTGGGGTATGTCACTCAATCTACAACGGGTGCAGAAGCAACTGTAACCTTAACGTGTGCTACTACTGAAACAGCAATAGACAGCCCAGCAACTATAACCATACCACAATATACCAAGTTTACCATAAAACTGGATGATGTATCATACATATTTTACACTTTGAAGTCATATACAGCCACTACAGAAGATACAGGTGCAAATCGAACATATAAGGCAACTGGTGTCAAACTAAAGCAGGGGAAGCAAGGTACTATAGATTTTGTGGTCAATCAAACAGGTATGGAAGAAAAATATATTATACCTGTTGATAATTTGGATACCTCAACATTGGTTGTCAAGATAAAGGATACAGCCAGTGATGGTACATATGATCTTTGGACATTATATGAGAATATAACCAATCTGACCAGCACATCTAAAAATTATTTCTTACAGGAAGTCGAAGATGGGAAATATGAGATCTATTTTGGTGATGGGGTACTTGGTGAAAAATTAACACAGGGTAATGTAATTACAATTGAGTATCTAACCAGTGAGGGTGCGGTAGCAAATGGTGCAGGGAATCCAATTGCTACGGTTGATTTATTTAAAATCGCAACACCATTATCCTATACAAGACCTGATGCTGGTACTACGGGTACGGTTACACCAATTGTAACCACTACTTCAGCTGCAACAGGTGGTACGGTTGCTGAAACTATTGATTCTATTAAATACAATGCACCAAAGGCATTCAAAACACAAGATCGTGCAGTTACACTTGAAGATTATAAGTCATTGGTAATCAATAAGTACACGAATGCTAGTTCGGTGTCCGTTTGGGGTGGGGAAGATAATGATCCCCCAGATTATGGTAAGGTGTATATTGCAATTAGACCTGTCACGGGTTTAACTTTAACCGATGTCTCGAAGGAAGATGTTAAAACCATTTTAAATAAGTACAAAGTACTGGCTATTGTGCCAGTTATAGTTGATCCTGATTATACCTTTGTGGTTGTTGACAGTTCGGTTTCTTATAATTCAACTACGTCTTTGGTTCCAGCAGATACCATGAAAGAGAATGTTACCACTGCCATAAAAGACTATAATAATAGCACTTTGAATAAATTTGGTACGGTATTCAGACATTCACAACTCACTGCACTTATTGATGATACGAATGATCCAATCCGAAGCAATGTTACCAAAATCAAATTGAAAAAACGAATTAAACCCACATTAGGAAAACTCCAAGGATGGATAGGTAAGGATTCCCTAAAGTATGGAAGTGCAATTGTTAAGGGATCGGTTACATCCGACGAATTCACAGTTTGCAATAACATATCCTATGCTGGAAATGTCATCGTTCCCTTGCCAGGTCACTCTCCTTTGCGCATGATCTCCCGTCAACCTCAACCTGTCGCATTCTTCAAAAGTGAAGCCAGGCAGAGGTTCAACATCTCCATGAAACATAGACGGTACCATGCGAAGGAGCTCCACACTTATCCATCCACTTCCCATCCCAAGATAGTTCCGTATCTACCCATGCTGCAGTTCCATTATTAAGTTGGACATTAGCAACAACTTGAGACGCTAAATACGATTTCCCTACGTTTGTAGGGCCGTATAAAATAGTCATTCTTTTCTTAGGTATACCACCGCCCGTAAGATTATCTAAAGCAGGAAGAT